TGTTCGACGATCAGGCGGGTTTGGGCCACGTGCTGCAAGGCAAGGGTGAACCCGGCGTGCGCTCGAAGGGTCAGGCGGACTTGATGGCGAGGTTGGGCTCCGCCCGCCCGCGTGAGCGAGCGCTCGCGATCGAGGAATCCTTAGAGGACGCGGCGGGCAATATTCTGCGCCAGGTGCAGGATCATTCCGACCAGCGCTTTCAATACTCGGTCCCCGCAGAGAAGACGCCGCGCACCTTCATTGCCGAGCAGTTCACGCGCGATTACGAGGTACAGGTCGACGGGCACTCCGCCTCGCCGATCTTTATCGAGGACGAAAAGCATGACGCGGTGACCTTGCTCGAAGCGCACGCGATCGATCGGGAGACCTATCTTGAGATGTTCCACCCCTCCAATTTGCAGGTTTTGAAAGAAAAGCTTAAAGTCATCGAGGAACAGGAATTGAAAGCGAAGCAGTTGGAACTTCAGGCAGGCATTGCGCCGAAGGCAGGAGGCAAGAAAAAGTGAAGATTGACCGCGCGAGCAAAGCATCCGGCGGCCATCAGCCCGGCCACGCGTACAAGCGCAACTTCAACGCGCCGCCGTCGGGCCGATTCGGTATCCGCATGCATCGACCGGCGCACTCGCGCGCGAAGTCCTCGCGCGGTGCGGGCGCCCGGAACGGTTGAGAAAAGGGTTGGCTGCTCCCTCGATTAGTGGCCCTTCTGAAATAGGAGAATGCACCATGGCTCGTCGGCATCGTCGTCACAAGCGGTAAGGAAATAACGGGAGTTTGAGCCTCCTCCCGTTTGACCGCCATGAAAAACGAACCTCAAGTAGTCCCCGCGGGTCGCCGCGGCGCGGGCGGCGCGTACCGCCGGGGCCGCACCCCGCGACGTGTTTGATATGCGTCGCTATGGCCGCGCGCCCTCCTCTCGCCCGACTCCGAGGCGGGTCTGATGGCCGTGCCGCCCGAAGTGATGCAGAAAATGATGGCTGGCGCTGGAAGTGGCGCCGCGCCCACCGGCGTTGGCGCGACCCCACCGGCCGGCCCTGAGGGCGCGGGTGGCGCTCCTCCGGCACAGTCTCCGGCCGCAGGTCCCATGTCAAAGCCGCAAGATAAGCGCGGCCTGAAAGCCGCCGCCCAGACCAACGTCCATATCGCAATGAACATGCTCGAGGAGGCGCTGCCGAAGTTCGGTAGCGAATCCCCCGAGGGCGCGAAAATCCTGGCCGCGCTGAAATCTCTTGGCAGTTTGGTCGCGAAGCGTGATACTTCGGACCTTGTGCCAGCCGAAGTCATGCAAATGGTCAAGCAACTCCCACAAGCGGGCGGCGGAACCCAGGTTCAACAAGCTATTATGAAACAGATGCAGGCGGCAAAACCACAACCGGCGCAAGCCGCTTAAAGGACACTGTATGCCGGAGCGATTCCTAGAACCCTCAAGCGCCGGACTTCGCCGCCCGACGGATCCGCAGAAGGATAACGGCCAGATCATCAACCAGCCCCGGTACGCGGAACACGGCGGCCTCGACAAGCCCGCTCGCGTCGCGCAGCACAACCCGTTGAAGATCTCCAAGCCCAATGGCGGACGTAGCTGATGCCGACCTTGGAAGATCTGCCGATTGAGCAGCTACTCGCGCACGCGAAAGCGACCGAGTCTTCCCACACGCTCCTGCGCTCGCTCACCTCGAACCCCGAGACGCGCGAATCGCTGCAGCGGCTCATCAAGAAAGTGCAGCCGAACCTCTCCATCCCCGAGATCGATGCGAAGGACTCGGTGCGCGAGGAGATCAAGACCGAGCGCGAGGCGCGCTTGGCGCTCGAGCAGAAAATTCTGGAGCGCGATGTACGTGACCGGTTGGAGAAGCAGAAACTCGCGGTCAAGCGCGACTTCAACTTAACCGATGATGACCTCTTGGAGGTCGAGAAGCTGATGGTACGCGCCGAGGATCCGATCCCGACCTACCGAGGGGCGGCGCAAGTGTTCGCCGCGAGCCGGCAGAGCGCGCTCCCGACACCCGCTTCGTATCAGAGGCCCACCTTTCAGATGCCGGAGAAGGAAGTGTGGGCGGGCGGTATCGGCAGCCCCGCGAAGCTCAACAAGATCGCGATGGATGAGGCGTACAATGCGATGGGTGAGATCATGTCAGGCAAAGTTGCAGGAGTCGGCCCCGCGCGGGCGAATTAGAATTTTCAACGTCTCGTGAGCGTTTGAGCGGCGCTTTTACGGGACCACAGTAGGAGTTTGCGCTCATGCCGATTTTAGGCACAGGAATTGTCCCCGCCGGCGGCGTTGGATCTTTGGGAGGTGAGCTACAGTATGTAGTGCGCCGCGGATTCGTGAAAAAGTTAGTTGTACAGTTGTACAACACGAGCCCCTTAACCGCCGCGCTCATTGCGAACTCTCAGCCCGCCTCGGGCGGCGTCTCCTCGGTGACGATCCCGGCGCAAGGGTCGCAGTTCGTGAACTTGCAGTGGGTCGGCTACGACGGCTCGTTCAACCAGCCGGCGGTACAGGCGGCGGTGACGAACCTCGAATTCAATTTAAAAGGCGCGGTGATCCCGATCCCGTACCTTGGGTTCGAGGGCTTGATTCAGGACGCGCACGAAATCATTCCGCTCCTGGCCGCGCGCATGAACGATGCGGGCAACGTCTACTGCGATGGGGTCGCAACCGCGCTCCTTAACAACGTGTCGAACCAGACGCAGGTGATCGGGCTCCCGGCGGCGGTCGATGATGGTACGAACTCGACTCTTTACGGCAACCAGTCGCGCACCACCAACCCGTGGTTGAAGGCTAAGCGCTATGCGGCGGGCTCGACGAACCCGACGCGTGCGCTCGTGGCGCAGTACATCACCGGCACCTTCAAGTACGGCGGCGAGCTGCCCACCTTCGGCATCATGGGACCGGCGACCTGGCAAACGCTGCAAAACGACTACATCCCGAACGAATCCTATGTGGTGACCCCTGAGAAGGGGTTCGATGATGAGCCCTGGGGCGCGCGCTCGGCGTTCCGCGCCTGCATGGTCTCCGGGGTGCCGATCTATATGGACCCGTACGTGCCTGAGGGCACGCTCTATTTGTTGAACACGGGGTATCTCGCGTTCTACATCCACGAGCGCGCGGCCTTTGCCTTCACCGGCTTTGAGTCGACGCTCTCGAACAACCAAATCGGCTTCATCGGCGCGGTGCTATCCTTGTTGGAGTTGGTGCTCGCGAAACCGAAGGTGTGCACCGTGGTCACGGGGTTCACGTTCGTGGCAATTTAAAGAGCACGTTCAGGAGTAAAGTCAGATGGGTTTCAATAAAATCTCCGGCGGCGCAAACGTCCCCCCGATGATGAACGTCGGGATGCCGGCGGGCTCTTACTGGATGGTGCCCGCAGGCCAAGGGGTAGTGGGCGCTTTTGGTGGGGTACTCTTGCCGCAGATCGGCACGAATAACCCGCTCAGCGGTCAGTTCCTCCTGCAGTTGGGTCAGTACACGAACCTTCAGCAATACGATCAGGGCACCAACAATTGGCAGTGCGTGCAGGTCTCGATCTACGCGCAGACGACGATTTCATCCGACGGCACGAACTACCGCGTGGTCAACTCAACCGGCTGCCCCGTGGGAGCGGTCATCACGAACGCGGGCTCCGGCGGCACGAACGGCTTCTACGGCTACGCGCAAGGCCCGGGCGACTCGACTCAGCCGGCGACCGCCTTGGGCGCCGCGATCACCATTCAGTCCGGCATCGTCGCGACCGGCAACGCGATTTTCACCATCACCCCGTCGGCGGGCGGCGGGCTTTGGAACGCGATTGTCGGCGGGGCTATCAACTCGACCATCAGTTTCTCCGGCACGGTGTTCAACGGCAACTTCGCGAGCGCGAACAGCGGCGCCGGCCAGTCCTTGGGCGGCTTCGGGCAAGGATCGGCCGCTGGCGGAATCACCGCTTCCGGCGGCACGCTTTGGACCAAACCCCCGATCCTCGTGTTCTCGCCCCCGGCGAACCAAGGCCAGCAGCCCTATATCTTGCCGACCGCGGTGTGCACGATCTCGGGCGGCATCATCAACGCGATCACCGTCATTGACCAGGGCGCGGGCCTGATGGGCCTGCCCGGCATTGTCGCGGTCCCGCAACCGGGCGATGTCACCGGCGGCGGCGCGGTGTTGGGGTGGCTCTTCGGCGCCACCGGCACCGCCGGCTTGGGCGCGGGCACCGGTTCTGGGTCGGTCCTTGCCATGTGGCCGGCCTACTACGGCACTGCGTTGACCGCCGTGCCGACTTTTACCTACGGCGGCACCTCAAACCCCGCGCCCACGGCGACTGCGATCATGAACTGGACGGTGACCTCGATCACCAACACCACGCCCGGCGTCACCTACACCGGCGCTTACGCGGTGTGGCAAGGCGGCGTCACGGTCGCCACCCCGGCCGCGAACACGTCGGTCTCCTTCACGCAGAGGATCTCGAACCCGATTTTCCCGCCCTTAGTCGTAGCGGCGACGACCGGCGTCACCACGCTCTCGGGCAACAACTTCGGGGGCGTCAACATCCAGGCAGCCGCCACGATCGCGCTGGGCACGCAGTTGGCGGCGGGCACGGTGGGCACGGTGGCGGTGCAAACCCCGGTGTTCGGCGGCGCGTCCGATGTGGTGAAGTTCATCAGCTTCTGATTTTTTTACACACCCAGAAAGGTTGAGCTATGGGTATGGATCAAGTGTTCGTGACCAACACGAACGAGGATGTGCACGAGGATGGCTACAACGGGGAGGCTTTCGTCTTTCCGCCGGGCGAACGGGTTTTGGTTCCCGTCGAAGCCGCAATCCACATGTTAGGGTTTAATTTGGTTGACAAGACCGACACTCTCGTGAGGTTGGGCTGGGCGACGATCTATGACCCCAAAACCAAGAACTGGGCCGAGAACCCGCAAGGCGCCCAGCGGCTCGGTCGGTTCGTGTTTGACAAAGCGGTGATGGTGTCGGAGTCCTCGCTCGCGCGCGCGCTTGAGAAACCCGTCGCGGCGTGAAGCGCTCGCGCGTGAGCCGTGACCACCCTTGGCCCCTCAACGACACCCGGCACCTATGAATATCAGGTGCTCGACGCCCTCCACGACCCGAACAATAACCGCTGGTCCATCGCGCAGATCGATGGCTACATCAACGAGGCGCGCAAGCAACTCGTCATGGACTCGGGCTGCCTTCGCACGCTTCAGCAGTCCTATCTCTCCCAAGGCGTGGAGCAGTACCAATTTGGCGCGGTGGCGGGCGCAAGCATTCTTACCCCGGGGTCCGGTTATTCCGCTCCCACGGTAGCCTTTTCTGGGGGCGGGGGCACTGGTGCCGCCGCTGTCGTGACTCAAAGCGGTGGTGCGCTCAACACGATTGTCTTCACGAGTTACGGCAGCGGCTACACGAGTGCCCCCACCGCCACGGTCACGGATTCGACCGGGGCGGGCGCGAGCGTGCAGGTCGGCGTGATCAACATCTCGACCTTCGACATCTTGGGCGTGCACGTGCTTTGGGGCACGCAGCGTTACTCCTTGGACTGGTACCCTTTTAGCCTCTTCTCGGCGCGCTACCGGCTCTACACGGCGGCGACCTACCAGCGACGGCCCGACGCGATGGCGTTCTATGGCGAACAGAGCCTTTTCATCGGCGTCACCCCGGACCAAACATACGGGCTCGAGCTCGACTCGGTGATTTTGCCGACGCCCTTCGTCACCGGGGATACGACCACCCAGGACGCCATTCCGCTTCGCAATCAGGATCCGATCAAGTTCTTTGCCGCCTACCTTGCCAAAAACAACGCCCAGAACTTCGGCGAGGCTGAAGGGTTTCGCCGCCAGTATGCGACGCGCCTGCTCGAGGTCTGCGCCTCCTACACCCGCCGCATAGGCTCGATCTATGCCACCTAAAACCGCGAACGTCGGCGGGGCGAACCCGGAGTGGATCCTGCGTGAGTTTGAGGGCATGAACAACTTGGCCGCGCGCGAGGCCATCAACGACAATGAGTTTTACTGGTGCGAGAACGCGATTCCGATCGCCCCGGGCAAGTGCGTGCCGGTCAAGGCCCCGTCAGCCGCCCTCGCCACCGTTTCGGCGGAGACCGGCGCCCCCTCCTATGTGCAGAACTTCAACGTGCTCGGGACCGATTACGAGTTCTCGGTGTGGGCGTTTTCGGGTAATGGTTACGTGGTGAACCTCTCGAGCTTCGCGGTGACGAAAATCATCTCGGGGCTTACCTCCGGGCTCACGGCGGCCGCGCAATACTCGAACCAAGGGCTTCTAATCATCGACCCGACGGGCTATTGGGACTGGAATTTAACGGCCCCGAACACGCTCACCCCCCAAAACAAGGCCATCGCGAACGTGACTCTGGAGGGCAGCGCCGCGCAAGTGGCGGGGGGCACGAGCCTTCGCATCGTCACGCTCGCGCCCTTGGGCACCGGGGCGACCTTCCAGGCGAGCTACCAGGTGGTCAATGTCACCCTGGTGAACGCCGGGTCAGGCTACGCGGTCGGGGACTCGATCTTTTTGAGCGACGGCTCGCCGGTGACCCCGGCACAGATCATCGTCGCCTCGATCTCCGGGGGCGGCGCGACCGGCCCGGTAACCGGTATCACGTTGGCTGCCGGGGGCTCCTACCCGGGTCCGACCACAAGCACCTTCGTCGCCACCGGGCCGACCGGCTCGACCATCACCACCACAGGCGCGGGCACCGGCGCGACTTTCACCGACCACATTCAAGCGATTTCGATGGCGGTGCTCACCCGGGGCACGGGCTACGGCACCGACACCGCAGTTCAGGACCAGACCGGCTCAAGCGTGGTTGACACCTGGATAGCCGCCTCCTCGGGGGTGATCGG